TTCGCCGCACTACCAAGCGCGTCAGTGATTGCCATTTTATAGCCCTCGTCGTTGCCGTGTATGCCGTTCTTGTCCTTGACAATCAAGAAGTCCCCGCCAAAGCCCGGTATCGGTTCGCTCCACTGGTCGCCCTCTTTAACGTAAAGGTTGACTTGCACAAAAATCATAAGTTCCTGCGTCGCCGGGACAGGCTCGGTGAATGTGTTTGCGATCTCGAATTTCCACCCAACTCCGCAAAGTCCAAACTCCTGCGTCAATGCTTCATATCGCCACTGCGGGTTAATATCCGAAAATCCTTTCAGCTTGCCCCCCATTATTTGCTTTACTGCATCGGCGGGCGGTTTTGCCAAATTCTCATAATGCGCGTTCATTCTTTCGCCCCCTCACTTGATACGAATACTCTGCTTTTCTTCCAAATGTGCCCCCGGTACTGCGTGCCCTGCCTGTATCGCCTGTTTAATGCTTGCCTTGTCCGGGTCAATCTTTACAGTCGCTCGCTTGTATTCGTCCGGCAGTTTGCAGATATCGTCAATAATCGTCGTTGCCGTCGGTGCGGTTACGGTCATATTCCCGCATGGCGTTTCCACCTTTTTCTTGCCAACCGCCACCAAAAACTCACAATATCCGCGCCGCACACGTTTGAGCCGATTTTCCCGCGATTGCTTCAAGGCTTTCAGTTCGTCCATCCGCTTGTCAATCGCTTCAATAAACGCCGTCTGCTCTTTTATGTACTCAATCCCGTCTGCAACGGCGGCGGGTACGTCGCTTTCATAAATGCCCTGTAAGGCGTTTTTTACGTCCGGCTCGATGGATTTATCGTCAGCCTCGTCCAAAACGGCTACAAGGCTATTTATGCGCTCGCTGATTTCATATAACCAACTTTGCATTATGTTTCTCCCCCTTAAAATTCAATCGGCTCGGCAACGCGATCTGTCCATTTCTCAATCTGCGGCTTGTCCTTAATCATTTTAATTTTCATCCGTGCAAGCAAAATCCCCGTCCTGTAGTGTTTAATAAGCTTGCTTTTCGCTTTGATTTCTTCCCGTTCTTCCTGCGCCAAGTCTCTCATTTTTCGCGCCCCCTTAGAAATGATACCCGTCATTCATTTTTGAAAAGACGAACAACGGCAAATGCTTCTCCTTTTCTTCTTCTTCCTCGATTCGCTCCAACCACGCATAATCATCTTCGTCGTTTTCTTCCTCACCGAAATCCTCACCAAAGTCTCCCCAGTAAGCGTCATTCACCATCGGATTTTCTACGTCCATTGTCAGTCCTCCTGTTCCACGCCGCGATAGCTTTTTCAATTGCTTCGTCTTCCGTCCAATCAAAACCATGATTACATGTTTCAGCTAAACACCGACAGCACGTTACCGTCGCAGTCCATTTTGGAGCATCATCATATCTGTCTTCATGCTGTTTCGCCTTAACAGCAAATAATTCGCTTTCGCCGCAAAATGGACAAGGCTTCAATTTTTCTTCCATTGTCAAAACCTCCCCGCCGTGGTATAATCACGGTATAGCCTTTTAATTTCATAGTGTTCCATTTACCCGGCTTGACGTTTCCCAGAGCGTCAAGCCTTTTTTTGTTCCTGCATATAAAGCCACGCCTTATATTGCCCATAGCTCATGCCTTTTGCTTTCGCCGCCGCGATCATATTCTCAATGGTCTTGGGCTTGTTCACGGGCTTTTCTTTTGTCTGTCGCCATCCGCCATGTCGTTTCCCTCGGCATTCGTCGCAGGTGGTTTTATACGCCCATTTATAAACGTATTGAAACGGCTTTCCGCATTTGTTACATATCGCCGTCATGAGTTTTGCGTTTTTCTCCTTGCTCCTACGGTGTGATTCGGCATAAGCTGCTTGGGCGCATTTCGGGCAATATTTCGCGTGTCCGCCTCTGATTGAGACAACCACATCTGCACCGCACTTTTCGCACGTGATATGTTTCGTCCCGGCAATCGTCATGTTCGACGGTTTCACGCCGCTTTCACGTGCAGCCCGTAAAGAATCACGAAACGCATGGACGCGCTCAAGCCTTGCATGATACGCACAATCTGGACAATATTTTTGCCCGTTGCCCGTTGCCTCGGTTTCCTTGCCACATCGGGCGCATTTGATAACCCTCATGCCATTACCCCAAATAAAATCCAAACCTCAAGCAAAAACGCGACAATCATAAGCGTGTCCTGTGCGTCCTCCGTCAATGCGTTCCAGTATTTCATGCCGCCAACCTCCTAACCGTTACATGATGTTTGCCGTACCAGTGCGCCGCCGCTTCTGCAACCTCGGCAGGGATTTCCGCTTGGAAGTATTTAACCCTTTTCCCGTCAGCGTGACGCGCTTTCCAGTGTTCGTATCGGCATCCGCGGCTTTTCTTCCACCCCGGCGCGAACAAAACGCCGTCGCAATCGTTCATAAGCGAAACCGCCATCATAAGAATTGTTTCATCGTCCACGCCTTCTTCCGCCAACGGCGCGAAATACTCAATCGGATTGACAATCTCCCAGTCGGTTTTCCCTTCCGCGTCCCAGATTGCGCGGTACATTTTCGCCAACGCATCCGCCCGTTCGCGATTTTCCCGAAAGCCCCCGTAGGGATGGCTCAAATAGATTCGCTTTTTCATTCCTTCCACTCTCCTTTTTGTTCTTCCGCGATCATGTAGAACGTGTAGCAAACGCCCCCGACAAACGCCAAGCACGCAAGCCCCGCCAAAAACTCCGTCAAGCAACCTCCCCCCTTTCGATTTGCCTCAACGCCGCGTCAACCAATGCCTTTGTAAATCTGTCCTTGATGCGCTCCTCGTTCCCTTCCCAACCGTGAAGCGTGAAGGTCACGTTGCACCCCGCCGCCGTCGTGCGATACTCCACGCCGTCTTTCAGCTTGCGCGGCAGTTTCATACTTGCGCCCCCTTTCATGCAGGCTTTAGTGCAGTTTCTTCACTGATAGGGCAAAATAAATCGTCCATCGAACAGCCCAAAATAGAAGCGAGTCGCGGCAACATTGCCGCTCTCGGTAGCGCGTCGCCCGTTTCCCATTTTGCAACCGTCGAACGATCTACGCCTAGCTTTTCAGCAAGCCCGTCTTGCGTCAGATTTACCGCGTCGCGCAAAGCACGGTCAAGCCTTACTCTTTCCATGTTCTCCCTCCTTTCAGTGTGCAGTTTCTCCACACATCAATTATATTATAGTGGAAATTCTTCACAAGTCAAGCCCTTTTGTGAAAAAATTTCACGCTTTTTTGCGTGAATAAAATCCACTATAATATAGAAGGGGGTGAAAATAATGAACACAGGCGAAAGAATAAGGAATTTAAGAGAATCGCACGGATTGTCGCAAGAAGGTCTTGGTAAGATATTAGGGGTAGATAGGACAACAATAGTCAAATGGGAAACAGGGGCAAGCCGACCGACACGTTCCCTAAAACGCCTTGCTCATTATTTCAATGTTACAACTGATTATATTTTAGGAACCGAAGATATAAAGGCAAAGCACACCGTTGCCGCCGCCCTGCCTGTTGTCGGGAATATTATCAAAATGTTTGCGGCACTATCTCCACAAAAGCAGGAACAAGCCGCGTCTTATATTGCGTTCTTGGCGCAGGACGATAAAAAGGCATAGGCAACTGTTCGGGATTTCCGACAACTTGCCAAACTTGCTAAAAACTTGCTAAACTTGCAACAAACTTGCAATAATAAGCAAGTTACAAGCAAGTTACAAGCAAAAAAAAGAACCGCCTCACGGGCGGCTCATACGGTTCCCTGTTTGTATCAACTCAAAACATTCGCTGAAAATTTTATAATCAATTTCTACGGCTTGATAGACGCCGACTGCTTTTTCGATTTCCAGCTTGATTATACCATAATCGCAACAAAACCTTAAATAATCCCTGTTGCATTCCCATATTTCCCCTGCCGGAAAAGTATAGCCTAACAACGTAAACGGTGCCACACATCTAAAAAACAATATATCGGAACCCGCGCCCGGTTTTAATTTCCCGCGTTCGTCGTAAAAAATGCTATGAATGAATTGATTCATTGTTTAGCAGCCTCCATTCGTTAGTTTGTTATGCTGTCGATATATGCTCCGATGCTCATTCCGGCTTTTTCGGCTGCTTGGCGCAACGCCGCCGCTTTCGTGGTCGGCAAGGTAATGGTCAGCACGGTTTTGCTATCGTCGCCCTCGTCCGGCATTCCGAAGATTTCTGCGTATTCGTCGGCGGTCAAGTGTTCCTCCGCCCACTTCTGCGCCTCGTCATAGGTCAGCGGGATGATTTGCTGTCCCCATCCCCACATATTGCCCTCGCGGGACGCATAGCGGGAACGTGCGCCGCCCTCGCCGTGCAGGAAGTACTCGCCCGTGCGCTTGCGGTAAAGGGTTTCATAGCAAGCATTGAAATCGCTGACGTTGTACCCGTTGCCATCTGCGCCCATTCGTTGCGCGGTTTCGGTGTCGTACAGTTTTTTGTTGATAATTTTTTTCATGGTTTACATCTCCTCTAACATAGCAAGCGCAGCCATCGTTTGGTCTGCCGCCGTTTCTACATACTCAATTAACTTTGCAAGTTCGTCGGTTTCTTTGCCCTTCCGCGCTTCTTCATATAGGATATTTTCAAGTGTTTCCGTGAGTTCATCTTTCGCGCGGAAAAGTTTATTGTATGCGGTTTTCTTTTTCATGGTTTACACCCACCTTTGTTTATTGTGTTTCTTCCTTTGGTTGAGTTTATTGTAATTCAATGTTAGGCATAAGTCAAGTATTTTCTGTAAAAATTTTAGGAGTGCTGAAAAATGAAAACCGCCGCAATCTATGCCCGCGTTTCTACCGATTGGCAAGCCGAACACGGGTACAGCCTTGAAACGCAAGTATCAGCTTGCGAAAAATACGCCGCCGACCTGGGAGCGGTATCGGTAACAAAATATATTGATTATGGATATTCCGGCGCATATCTCGACAGGCCGCGCCTTGACGCTTTACGGGACGCGCTACAAGCGAAAATATACGATGTGGTTATAGTCTACACCCCCGACAGATTAGCCCGCCGCCTGTCGCACCAACTGCTCATTACAGAAGAAATAGAAAAATCCGGCGCAACGCTCCATTTTGTGAACGGCGAATACAAGCAAACGCCAGAAGGGCAACTTTTCTTTCAAATGCAGGGAGCTTTCGCAGAATACGAACGCGAAAAAATAAGGGAACGAACCATGCGCGGGGTTCGCGGCAAGTTGAAAAGCGGAAAACCATTGTCAAACCGCCATGTATTAGGATTTGACTTCGCGGACGGGCAATATGTTATAAACGAAAGTGAAGCCGAGATCGTAAGAAAAATATTTAATATGTATATATCGTCGGGCATTGGCACTGACGAATTAGCGCGGCGGCTAACAGAAATGAAAATTCCGTCTCCATCGAAACTCACGCACTGGCAAGGCGCGACAGTGTGCCGCATCCTGCGGAATCAAATGTATGTCGGCGAATACTTCGCCTTGCGTAAAATCTCGACAAAAACGGGCGCACATTCCCGCAAATTAAAGCCGCGCCCGCGCGAAGAATGGATTCCGCTGAAATGCCCGCCGATTATCGACGCTGAAACCTTCGCCGCCGCGCAAAACTTACTAGACACGAACAAGACGCAATCAAAACGCGCGGTAGAAAAAGGCGTATATCTATTGCAGGGGCTTATGGTGTGCGCCAAATGCGGCGAGAAGATAATCATAACCAACAACAGGGGCGGGCGTTTCTACGCTTGCTACGCACATTCAAAACGCAAGGCGGCGGGGCATAGTTGTGACGCACGATTCGCAAAAACGGATATAGTAGATGCCGCGTTCTGGGACGCTTTGCGGGGTATTTGCTCATCAGAAAAACGCCTTGCCGCGTACATCAAAAAAACGGGCAAGACGATTTCGAAAAGAACCGATACCGCCGCTATGAAAGCGAGGCTTGCGAAAATCGAAGAAGAAAAGGCCGCCGTCGTGGATTGGTACACCAACGGTCTATTAAGTCAGCAAGCGACAACGCAGAAACTCGCCGCATTAACCGCCGAAACAAAAGCGATTGAAGAAAAGTTAGCTTTGCCGGATAAAGGGAAAGCCGTTGACGCGGCGCGGATATATAAAATCGTTCACGCGTGCGGAAACTCGCCCGAAAAAAAAAGAACCGCCGTCCGCTCCGTCATAGATCGTGTTGTCTATGAAAGAACCGACGGCGAAAAAAAGCCCAAAGCCTATAGTATTAACTTTGTAATATATTTTAAGTAGCGTTATTACGACGTACTTTTGGATGTGCATTGTAGAAACGCTATAAAAAAAGAACCGGGATTTCGCCCGGCTCCTACTCCTATTTTATCCCTCGCAGGGACGTTTATAAAATGCCCCACGATTTAGCCGCGCCCGGACAAGTAGGCCGCTTACTACATGGAGCAAGATTAGCGGAACAGTTCACTTCATGGAGCTTTTTATTGTGGTTGTGTCTGACGCTCGTGTTGCCTCGCCAAACCGCACACCTCGGAACTGACTAGGAGCTTGACCCCACACAAGCGGCCTCCGCAAAGTACCGCCGCAATTGCTTATATTATAGCACAATCACCGCGCAACGGCAATGCCAACGGCGACGAGGCACAAAACTTCCCAAAGGTTCCGTTGGTTCCTCAACCGTCCCTCAATCTTATCGTGCTCCTGCTCGGATTTCTTGAAGGATTCCCGCGCATTCTGCAACTCGGCGTTGGCTATCCTCAACGATTCGTCTAGCTGCTTCGTTTCCGCTTGTAGCGCGATCAACTGCGCTTTCAGCGTTTCCAGTTCTTTCCTCGATTCGCTCAATGACAACGACGCTTCGTTCAAGTCCAGATTGGATTCGTTCAGCAGATTCAATAGCTCGTTGTTGTTCGCTTCCAGCACAGTCAAGTGATTCTGTAACATCTCTAGCTGCGTCTCGCTGATCGTGTACGTCTGGCTCTGAGAGCAGATACCACGCGACGGCGCAAATAAAAACAAACACGCCGATATAAGCAAAATATTTAATAGTCTTGTTTTCGTCCACATCTTCACGCCTCCTTATAGTAAAGAAAATTCCCAAAAACTTGATTATTGGTCAATCATAATCAAGTATAAGAACCAAAACTTGATTATTTTTGTTCTTAGCAACCAATAAGAACCAAAATTTTCAAAGTTGTATTTCCTGCGTCAAATCCCACGGCGGCGTTCCGATATACAGAATATCTTTATCGGCGGAAATATCCGTATAAGGGAAAATATCTGCTACGCGCTCCATAACCGATACCGTGATTTCAGTTTCGCTTTGAAACGCTGCTTTAATACGCCGCATTTCGTTGTCGGACAGTGGCGTATTGCTCTTGATAATCATACGCTAACCGCCTTTTGGTTCCACAGCTTTTGATAATACAAAGCCTTTGCACGCAGTACGTCGCCGCCACGGCTTCCGTCTGTCGCCCACGGGTCATATTCAGGGCTTTCCTCTGTTCCTAGATATTCAAGATCGCCGCGCGTGTCGCCGTCGCCGTATTCGTCATTCCACCACGCATAGCAATGATGAGGTTCTTCGCCGTCCTCGTTATTCGCCGCTTCTCCGTGCGTCATAATCCACTCTTTGTCAATCGTAAGCCAAAGGTTATTTGCAAGCACGGCGATAATTTGCGCCATGATTTGGATTTGTTCGTCTGTCGGCGGTTCGTCGCCTAAATCGTTAGACCCTGCGCCGTAGCACCCGCAAATAGCGATACCAACGCCGCCCGTGTTGCGTTTCCAAGTGTGCTCAAGAACCTCGGAAAAATCGTCTGTACTGACGTAAATTTTGCCGTCGCCCGTAATGCTGATGTGATAGTCCTCGAAAAGCGTGTCATAATGTCCTGCCGTCCAGTGCAGATAAATTTTCGGCGCGTCATACCCGACGGAACGCGCGTCATTATAAAGCGCGTCCCTGCTTGCCGCCGCAATATCTCCGATTTCCTGCAACGTAACCTGTCTCATTTTCCCGCCCCTTTCGATTGCGGCTTTTCGCCAGCCGCGCTGTTATATTTCGAATCTACATAATGCTTGCCAAGTTGCACGCCCGCAACCGTCAACAATCCACTAATGGCGGTCACGCACGCGCCCAAGCCCTGCCAAACGCTCCCCAAATCAAATTTAAGCCCGTAAAATCCATTTGCGTAAAATCCGATAAACCACGAAAACAGGACAAGCACCACAAGACAAAGGATAATGACACCCGCCAAAATGATAATTTGGCTTAAATGATGCTTTGACCAGTTCGCCATTTCCAAAAGATTTGACTTAAAACTACGCATTATCGCCATAAAATACCCCGTTTCGATTCTCGCCGCCGTAAATAGCCCGTGAAGCGTTTTTCTTTATCCGCGCAATAGTTTATATTCGCCGCTTATTTTTCGTCCGTCAGTGGGCATTTCTCGCGGTCAATTATTACGGTCAGCTAAAATTTTTGTAATTTCGTCAAGACGGGCATGAGCACTTCTTGCCCGCTGGTCAACTTCAGCAAGCTTGATTTCAACACTATGCCGTGCAGACGCTTCATGCTCAAACCGCTCGTCCATTTTGTCCAACATTTTCTCGATTCGTTTTATCGCTACGTCAAGCGGGCGAAGGACGGCAAAATGAAAAGCCGCGCTGATGCCGCTTGCAACGGCGACAATCTGTCCCATCGTTTCCCAGTTCATCATTACTCGCCCTCCTTCTCGAAGTAGAACGCCACGCGATTTGCAATCATAGCGCGGGTATCGAATTTCGCGTCTGTGTCGATTTTCCAACCTAGTAAATTGTTCCAGTGCACCGTATAACCGAACGCCTTAAATATAGGCGCGGTATTTTTATACATGAAAACCCCGAAAAGCCCGTCAGAAAAAATCTCGCGCACATAAATTGTGTTCTCGGAAGTCTTGATTTTAAGATTTGGCGATACAGTCAGCCCCAAAAGGTAAAAGCAAAAGCCGTAAGCATTGTTTCTAGTCAGCCAAATGCAACGGCAAACGTACCTTTTGATTCGTTCGATAAACGTAAAATGATAATCAACGCAAACGCAATACCACCGCTCACGGTTGACAGATTTAAGGTATGAATCAGTGTCGAGATATTCCCGATAGTGCCTGTCCCAATCGTACTGCAACCAAGACGGCGCAATGTGCTTTATGTCTGACGGGTTGCACGAATTGTCCCAAGTCTGCCAGTAATGTAAAAAGGACGGCAATTCGCCGTCCTCGTCACAAAACAAAAGCACGATAGGATTCGTGATATAGCAGATAACCGAAAGCACAAGGGACAGGATAAAGTATATAAACCAAAGAATCATGATTCACCTTCGTCTTTCTCCGGCTCTTCCGGCTCCGGCTCAGGATCCTGCACATACCGCACGCATTTCGGGTTATTGCACACCCATTTCGGCGATTCAGCCGTCCCGTCGTTTCTCATTCGTTGATTACAGCGCACACAGCGCGGCGCGGGCTTTGCCATCATTCAACACTCCCTTCTTCGATTGCTTTATATTCTTCGTCATACCAAGCGTCAAGGTCAGCCATATCTGCTGCGACAGATTGCGCGGTTTCCTTGTCGCCCTGCATGGTCGCGGTCGTGTATGATTCGCAAAGGTTAGCTTTTTCGGCGCGGTATTCTGCCGTCAGTGCGGCGATTTGTTCTTCTTTCGTCGGAACGTAGGGCGTGGGCGGGTGAAGTTCCTGCCATTCCTCCACGGTAAAATATCCCTGTGGTTTCTCGTCCCAAACTTCCAAATTCCCATCGGGAGAATAATATTTAGCCATTGTTACACCTCCGCGAAATACTCGAACCATACATAGCCGTCGCCGCCGTTTCCGCCAGCGGCGTTAAATGCTCCACCGCCACAGCCGCCGCCGCCGTTTGTTGCCGCGACACGATTAGCGTTGTTTGAATCAATACCGCCACCGTTTCCGCCGCCGCTTGCTCCAGCCATTGCAGCACCAACTCCGTTTATCTCTGCCCCACCTGGCGCACCTGGAATTGTTCCTGTACCGCCGGGGCCACCGCCGCGATAAAAATATGTAGTCTCTATGCCAGATGACTTGCCGCCGCCGCCTGTATAGGTGTTTCCGTTTACAACAACAGACGAATCTCCTCCCGCCGTCCCCGGGTAGCCTCCACTCGCGCCGCCTGCGCCTCCCGCGCCAATCGTGACTGTTGCCATGGAACCTGTGTCAAGATGTTCGTATCCGATAGTCGTACCGCCTTCTCCGCCTCCGGGGCCACCGCTGAACGAGCCGCTGGATCCGGAGGCGGAAGCACCGCCTCCGCCGCCTCCGCCGCCGCCCTTGACGGTGATCTTGTACCATCCAGTAACGGGCGCAGTGTACGTGCCGCTTGTGGTGATTACGTCGCGCTTGTTAAATGCGGGAATCAACTCGCGGGAAAGTCCGCTTGTGTAAAGTTTCCAATAATCGTTTGCCGTGTCGCTATGCGGCGCAACCGTTCCCGCCGTCATATCCGCGACACATTCATACAATTTCCCATCGTCAGCGTCGCGAACAATACACCCTGCATAATAGTCTTGGTCGTTATCATATAAGAATTTCCAGCCTTTTTGCGCATAGAACGCAACGCCGCCCAAAAGATTGAACGCACCGTTAAAATCTTCGCGGCTGGGAGCGATACCACCCGCGCCAAGAGGTAAAGCGGTCTCCGGCGGAAAGCCCGTGCTTTGACTCATAAGCCCGTTTCCTGCCGCCGCTTGCGTTTCGGGAATCGTGTTTTTCGTTCCGTTCTTAGCTATCGGCATAGCCAAAAGCGTAGGATTAGTAGTTGTCATTTCCTATCATCCTCCTTGTTGTATCGGATATACATTGAAAACGCCTTGATTGAACGGTTGCAGTTCGCTACCGTTAAAGCCGAAAGTTCCCGCTGGGTCGATTTCGTAATACTCGAAACCAACGCCGCCGCCCAAATTCAAAACGCCATACTCACGGAATAATGCCCGTTGGTACGGCGTTAAGTAAAACTCAAATACTATGCGGACTTTCATTTCTCCTATGTTCATAACAAGCACGGGATCGTCGAAAAGGCGGCTTAGAATTTCTTTTAGGCTTGGCAGTGTAGCGTTGCCGATATTCGCGGCGGCTTTTAGAAAAATCAAGTCTCTATAAGCCTCGTCTGTCAGCCGGAAACGGTCTGTATCGCCTTCGACAAAGAACGGGGCTTGATTAAACGGATTTAGAAGCGAACCGTAAAAGCCGAAAAAATCCTCATTCTCTACTGTCAAATACCTTGACGCGCCAACGATACGCCCCCAAATGTCAAGCCCTACGCCCTCGGCGGTCAGCGGGTTAAACACTTTATCATAAAAGGTTTTAATATCCCCCGTCGGATCAAGCTGTTTTGCCGCCGCCTCAACAATGCCGATTATGTGCGGGGACGCGCCGTATTGAGATTGGATTGTTCGTAATGCAAGGTCGTTAAAATCAAGGTTCATTGATGGTCACCTCGATATTTGCATCATCAAAAATCGGCTCCATGTCCGCATCCATTGTGACGTTGTTTCCTGCGGGGCTTGCGGTCAATCCAATATAAACGCTTTCAAGGTCATTCACGCCCGCGCTTTTCACGATAGCAACGGTAAAACGTGAAGCGTAGATTGTTTGCCCCATGCCGCATCGCGTGTTTCCGCTGTTTGTGTCTTGCCCGTTCGCGTCGTTGATAATTGCGTTTTTAATATCCTGCGTCACCGTTGCGGGCGTTTGTGATGTTTTGTTGATCGTGACGGAAATATAAACGGGGGTCGGGATAGGGCGGACAATCTTATAGTTATTCACAACGCCATCTGAGGACGTAAAACTTATATCAGTATTTCCGTTTGTCCCGCACCCCGCATCCAACTTGTTATATATCGTTTCCGCTATATCCTCATCTTCGCCGCCGTAAACGCACACCGCGACACTATGAGAAATCAACGATACACCTTGTTTTGTTACCGTCGCGTCCGTCTTGTTTTCAAGCACAAGGCAATCAAGCACGTTTTCAACCTGATATACCGCGCCTTGAAGTGCCGCCGCGCTACCGTGCGCGTTTGCCGCTACACTGTTATAACGCCGCTTTTCAAAATCTGCACGCCCTTCGATAAGGTTTCCCGGTACACCCGCCGCCGCGTTTGTCACCGTATCCCAACCCGCTATGACGGTTATGATTTTCGTGCAAGTCCCCGCGCCTATATCAATCGCGCCCGATTCCTGCGCGGCAAATTCAACTTCAACCGTACCATTCGCGCCGATTGTAGCCGCGCCCACGCTTGCGAGTTTAACGCCGTCCGTCGTTTGAATTATGCTCCCTGCGGGGATTGTCGTACCTTGTAAGCCAGTACAAGTGCAAGAAACGACGGTGCTTGTCGCAACTTTGCGCGTCAAGAAATAAATCGCGCCAAGCGCGTCCTGAAAAATACCGCTTGCCGTCAGTGGATTGAATTGATTTGCAAGGTTTAGAAACTCGCTATCCTTGCCCGTGACAAGAACCGACAAGCTGTCAATAATCTGCCCTGCGGGGCTTTCGCTCGAAGTGTTTAATGTGGCGTTTTCATCGTCAAAAACCGCCGTCCAATCGTCAACGATAGATTGCCGGATAACGCTTGTACTGTCGGCAGAAAATCCCGTTTCCGGGTTAAAAGTGATTGCCATAAACGCACCTCCTAAAACTCAACAGAAACGGTTTCGCCGTTTTCGCTCGTCGCTTGAATCGTGCCTGTCATGGCGCGGGTTTCGGTGTCCAATCCCGCGATCTCAACCGTCGCGTCTGCGATATTCTCAACGGCAAGGGCGGTTTCACGGTACACGGCGCGAACCTCGGAAAGCGCGGGTTTCACGCCTAAGTCAAGGTCGAAATGAGGAACGCCTTGCCTTTGCCGCAAGTAAGCGTCACGGGTAAATAATCGGACGGCGTTAGCCACGTTTTGCGCATCCGCGTAACGTCCTGCTGTGGTTGCAAGGTTTCCCGCGCCGTCAAGGGTAATATCCCATTTGTCATTTAAATAAAGGCTTCGTTTGTTCATACGCTTGCCTCCTAGTGTGGTACGTCAGTATCACTGCCGCCCGGCTCAATGCCGCCGTGAACGTGCCCTGTAAATGAAATGCCGCTTATATTTGCGTCACCCGTGACGGATAGATTGCCCGCCATTGTCACATTTCCCGAAAACGACACTTGCGGGCTTGTCACCGTTACCGAAGTCGGCGCGACGATCTGAATTGTGCTGTCTTGTTTCACTTCGATATAAACAGACGGCGCAGCGTTGTGGAATCCGCCTATAAAAAATCCGTCGCTCATAGAATGGCGGCGAAAGCTCCCCGGCTGTTGCGGCGTTTCTGTCCCTGTTTGCACGTTAGAAGAATCAGCTTGCGCGAATACTGCCAAGCCCTTATCACCTACTACTGGGTCAAGAATAACCGCCCCCACGCCCGCATGATAGCGGAACACGGGCAAATGAAAAAGCGTCGTCGGTTCAACGGCTTGCCCGTAACCGTCAACGCTTGAAACAAGTGGAAGAACGTCAACAAAAAGCCCGTTCACCGCTTTCACCTGTACGGGGATTGCTGTCGAAATTCCCTGCATGGCGTTTTTTATCATAAACTGTAGTGCGTTGTATTCGCTCCCTGCCGTGTTTGGCTTTTTCTGTCCCTTAACGGTGTTTTCACTCATTCTTCGCCGCCCTCTCCCTCGGCTTCGTCGTTGCCCTCGTTTTCGGGCAAATACATTCCGTCAATACGCGATATCCACCGCCCTTGCGTGTATGCGGCGAGGTCGTGACTTAATTTTGTTATTTTCCAGTACCCACTAGCACGCGGGACAATGCTTTCTATTTTGATTTGCCCGCCTAACTGCAAGCGCGGATTGTAGAAACATTCGCACGTTATCCCGTCTTGCGTAAAAGAAGGATAACCAATCATGCTGCTATCGGCTTTCAGCAAAACCGCGTCACCTCGCGGCTTGCCCCACGGCTGAATAGTCCACGTTTCATCATCCATCAATAACTCGCACCCGACTTCATCGGCTACTTGTTGAGCCTTTTGAACAGGGCTACCGTTGAAGGTTGCGTTTTTGACGCTTTCCGTCACGCCGTTATTTACAAAATTAAATCCTGCTTGAGTGGCAAATTGAGATATAAGGCTTTCTGCCGTCGCTTCGCCCTGCACGCTTGTCGGGCTGTCGGCTATTAGCACGCTCCATCCAGCCGTCAAGGCGTTGAATTTCATGGTAACGTCCGGCGCGGTTGAGAAATCTGCGCTTGCCGCCGTAATGTCGCCCTTGAAAACTACGGATAATTCGCCGCCCTTGTCGCCAGCTTCAATCAAGATATGATTCTTTCGATATTCGCCGGGAAGAAATGACAGAAAGGTTAATTGTTCCATGTCCGAAAGTTTCAAGCCCTGTATGCGAACCTCAGCAGAATTTTTTTCGGGCAATCCGGCTTTCGTGACTTGTACCGTCGTTGCAAGCCCTTCAATGATTTTCGTATTGCCGCCGTCTGCAAATTCGCCCTCGCCAAGAATGATAGTCGTTTTAATGGTTTTGATAAGTTTCTTCATAACTCATTCGCCGCCTTGTAAAACAACCGCCAACGTTCGCCAAAACCGCTATAAAGCGGGTCACTTGTGCCTAGCATATCGACGAAAAGCAACGCGCCTTGAAAGGCGTTTTGTGCTATCTGTATGACGTTTTGACGATCTCGGCAAATTGCGCCAGTGACAACGACAACGCCGCCCGCCGTCAAGTCAAGGTATGTACTACCAAAACGATAATAAACGCGGATTTGGCAATTTTGCCCGCCTAGTTTAACTTTCAAGCTTTGCGCGGGCACGGGAGAAAGTGGTATTTTTCTCATGGCGTGCCGCCTCCATTTCCACCGCTACCGGGAATAATTACACCAAACGTATCATATAAAACGCCGCCGCCGCTTCCGCTTGCCGCTTCTTCTTCCGCTTCGCTTGCCGCCGTGCCTTGCACTTCTCCATCGTCAATATCATCACAAACCGAACCATCTTCCGCGTCCTCGGCTTCTATCGGTTCTTCTGCTTCTTCAACTGCCGTTGTCGTTTGCGCGCTCTGTACTTCGCGGATTTCTTTGAAACGTAAGTCTACAAACAAAACGCCTCGCCCGTTTTGCGCGTCACGCCTATAATCAAAGCTTTCAAGCATGAGATTTTTATAGCTTTGTTCCGGCGTTGTCAGCGTGATTGTTTCGTCATTTTCGCAAAGGTCGGTCAATCGGTCGATTGCGCTTTGCAGTTTCGACGCGCCGCCCTCGATGGACAATCTGCACGTTATGGCGCGCGGCTCGATAATTCTGTTGTAGGTCGCAAAACTTCCTTTTTCTATCGGCTCGTCTGGCAAGCGTGAAGATTTTTCTGCCGAAAATTCCTGCATAGAGTTAAAGTCAACCGCCGCCGATTGCCCGCGAACAATCCACCCTTTATTTTTTGAAAGAAAGTCGGTTAAAATCATACGTCCACCGCCCTTAATAGGCTACATTTGCCGCTGCCGTCCACATTTGCGCCCGTTGTTCAACGCCTGTCATGAATTGATTTGCCGCGTCTGTTCCATCTGCCGCGCTGATATTGACAGTGCCAACTGTAACGCGGGTATCTGTAGTGTTGTTTACGGTTGACGCGCCGCCCATCGGCAAAGCGTTTGCCGCAGATATATTTGGCATAAGGTTGCCCGCGATTTTTGAAAGCAAAGCAATCCCTCGGTTGCGTTTGCCGGGGCTAAACGGAATAACAGCCTCCGCGCCCGCTTCGCCTATAAGGGCGTGAAATGGGCTTGTAAATATTCCACCGTCAGCTAAAACGCCTTGTTCTCGCAGTATATCAGCTTGCGTTTTTTCAGTTGGCATATCAGCGTCAAAGCTCCCGCCGTGTCCGCCGTGGTTTACATCTGCATTAGCAATTACATCGGCTTTAACAGTTATTTTTGTCATACCGATTTTTTCTGCGATTGCGTTCCATCGTTCAGCAATCCAATTGAAAGCGTTCCCAAAGATTTCTTTAATTTTTAACACCGTAGAATTTACTACGTTTTTAAGTTTCTCTAATCCGCTTTCAATATCTTTTACAAGATTTTCAAATCCCTGCTTTATATCGTCCCATGTTTCGCGGGCTTTTTTCGGATTTCCAAAAATAGCCTCCCAAAGTCCTGCAAGCGCACTAGGGCCATCATTAGCCCAAATAATCAAATCCTCGATAACTGCCGCAAGCAAAGCAAACGCCGCCACTACTGCCATAACAGTTAAAACCATAGGATTTGCAAGCCAAGCCGCCGCGAGTTTTGCAAGGGCAGGAATCAAAATTGCCGTGATAACTGTAGCAAGCCCTATGAAAAACGCTTGCACAAACTTCTCATGTTTTCGAAGAAAAGCCACCGCCTTATTGACGTACTCGACAAATTTAGTCATAGCGGGCAAAACCATACGGAAGATGATAGCCGAAAATGATTTCATCACTTGCCCGAAATCCGCGACGCGATCATTCCAGTTTGCCGTTACTTTTGCATCTTCTTTAGTGTAAACGCCAAACTCTTTCTGCAAGCGTATCTGTTCTTTTAGCGCGGCGCGTCCCTGCTGTAAAAGCATGATGGTGCCTTGATCTAAGCCAAGCGAACGCCCAAGCCCGAAAAATTCCTGCTTGCCCATAGTTTCGGCTTTTTCGGCAAGTTCCATCATCACGTCAAAAGCTTGCCGTTGCCGCCCGATTTCGCCCGCGTCAATGCCGACACCTTCAAGGAGACGCGCCGCGCGGCTCGTCCCTGTTGTCGCCTGTCTTGCAAGTTGCGCCGTTAAGGATTGCAAAGAGCCTTGAAAGCCCTCGACGGAACCGCCCGCACGCGCCGCCGCTTCGCCCCATGCGTGCATTTTTTCAATGTCAACGTCAAGAGCATCGGCTAATTTTCCCATAGCGTCAGCCTGTCCGACGTATTCACCAAACCGCGAGAAGATAGACAATGCCGCGCCCGCCGCCGCAGACAAAAGGCCAAGTTTAGCGACTATGGAAGAAGTCATGCCCGAAATGGCGTTTTCCGCCTCTTTCGCTCCCTTTTTTACGCCATCGGTTTTTAACCCCATAGCAATAAGAAATTCGTCAATAACCATACATTCACTTCCTCTCCGTCGCTTTCCATTCGTTGTAATTATTCACTGCCGCTATCTCATAAAGGTCGGCGGCATCGTCAATAGAATAAACCGTTTGCAATTCGTGCAAGGTCGCCAACCGCCGCGTAATTATTACGCCTATCATTCCCGGAACGGTTGGATATTCAATCAAGCCTTGCGTTTGATGTCCGGCGCGGGGGATTGAGCGAATACGTTCAGCCCGCTTGTCTGAAAAAAATCGTTGACTTTGAACGCCTCCGCCCGTAGCTGCAAAAGCGTGTTGCGGCTTTCAATGTAAGTGTCCACGTTTTGCTCCGTCAGCTTGACTTCGACATTTTCCTTGACGATAGAACAACACGAAAGCAAATCGTCAAGAAGTTCCTGTATCTTCTCATATGGCGCGGACGAAAGCGAACCGAGAAGCCCCGACAAATCGCCCGTTTCAAACTTGCCGCCGTTTGCACCAATCAAAAGAAGAATCTTGAACGTGAAACGCTCCGCCTGTGTTGCTGACATTTGCTTTATGCGAAAATGGAGGGTTGCCCCTCCATCTTCACAAGTCCAATCTACCACTTTTCGCATCTTACAAGCCCTCCGCGCTCATTGTCTCAAAGTGAAATACCCACTGCGTCGGGGAAAGAACATTCTGCCCGTCGGGCAGTCCTTTGAAACTCTGCAAAACGCCCTCGCTGAACGTGTACCGCTTGCCGATAGCCGGAATCGAAATTACCATCTGCACGCGGTACGGCTTCTTGTTGACTTCCTGCACCTGTCTAAGCAACTGCATATACTCGGTGGACGGGCTACCCGCTTCAAGGTTTATCGTGATCGTCTTTATAGCGGGCGTGAACCCTGCCGCCATGTGTCCGTCAACGCCCATGCGCGTCTCTGCCGCCTGTACCGTGTCACTGGTAAAGGAAGAATCCGCCGAAAAATTTTCAAGGTTGATAGAAAAAAGTCCTTCGGCAACGCTCATAGCGACGGTTGCATTTGCGCTTGTAATATCCAACATATCCTATTCCCCCCTTAAAGAACCGCCGTGCTTGCTACTTCAATACGGTTTACGCTACCGCCATAGGTATAGTAAACGCTGATATTCGGCGAATTACGCCCAACGCGCACCGCCGCGCCCGCATCTTCCACAAGAATTGCATAGCCCTGCGTCAAAAGTTCCGTCGTAAGGTCTTTTCCCGTTTCGTTGTAAATCTGCGCTTTCTGACTTTCGGACAACGAAACGCCTTTGTCGATTGCGCCGTTGTTTACTGCTCTATTGACCGGGTCTTGCAACCATGCGCGAATCAGCGTGTACCCTCGCTCGTTATACGGAACGCGGGCGTTGTTAGCAAGTCCATTCATAATAGAAACTTGCATAACGTTCTTAAGCCAAATCGTATTAACATAAGTATCAATAAAGCCAAACTTGCCAAACATAGCCGCAGGATAAAGGAACGTAAAGTTATCGTTGCGCGTCGCAAACTTACCTACATAAGCAACGCCCTTCGCGTCAAGAAGTGCCGCCGTCGTTTCGTCGGTAACCGTAGCCGCCAAGCCGTCAATATGCTTAAACGCAAAATTGATCGTTCCTTGATAACGCTCCCAGTTAATACTTGCCGCGCACCCAAGAACAAACGCCGCAACATTTACGTTGTCATAGACAAGTGCCGTCGCGCCATATTCTGCCGCTTCGATTTGAGATGCAATATCCGCCGTGCCGCCCTGCACCAAGAGGCGCGGGTCGTCCGTCCATCCGACATACAGATAATCAATCCCTTGATTGCTTGCCCATTGTGCAAGACCGAGATGCTCATCATCCGTTGCAGTGTAAAGCGTGGTAAAACATACCCAGTTTTGAGACTGTGCCTTGATTGCGTTCATGTTCACCGATTGCGTCAAAACGTCCGAACCCTGCGAGATAACCGCGCCCGCGTCCTCGGTGAAGTTCATCAAATCTGAAATCGTTCCGCTTGCGTAGGTAATCGTTTCTGCCGCGCCCGTTGCGGGGGAGTTAATCTGAAATGCGCCAGTAAGGCTCGAATATGTCACCGTTACGCCTGTCAATTCGCCGTCAAGTGCGGTTTCAAGAACGCTTGCTGCCGCGCTGAAAGACGTTGCGCTTGTAAAATCAACGCCCGTTAAGGCAATCTCGGTTTCGTTGATTGTGATATTCAAAGTGCCGCTTGCCATAGCCGCAAAGTCCGAAAGCGTGCCCGTGAATTTCGCGCCGCGCAACCATGCGCCGACAGCAGAATCAACGCGCCGCCCAAACATCAAGCGACGAGGCTTTGAAAAGCTGTTGTTGTAGCCCAAAAAGTAAAGGCTTGCAACCGCGTACTCGTCGGACGTTTCGCCGAAAAACGCGCTAACTGTTTCCGCCGACGTGAACGCCATTAACGGCGCGTCGGTCGGGATAAGCTCGTTTTGGGTAAGAAAAAGCCCGTTAAACTCCAAATCCGTACCGCCCGCCGGAATGAGACGAGGGTTGATAGCTACAATGTAGCTTGCAGGAATTGTGCTCATTTGTTTTCCTCCTTATTCCGTGGGCGGGTATTCCGCGTCCACGTTTATAAATCCATCTGTGTATTCCGGCGGGTCAGTGCCGGGAATCACCCTTCTAAATTGAACGTCCTCGAACCATGGCAAATTCTGCGTTATGCCGCAGTTAATTTCTGCCGTGATCGTGACGCTCCACCGTTCTTCATACTGATTGCTTGCGTCAATGCCTGTAAGGTTGCGCGGATTCTGCGCCGTACACACCCGCACATCAACGCCCGCCGCTTTGAAATAGTTTGTTCCCATGTATGAACGGGACGCTATTTCAAGCATTTGCGCGTTTTGTGCCGCATATTCCGCGTAAAAATCTACTTGCACATCAATCAAAATAAGCGCGGATATACTATCCACGCCATTCTCATCATCGGGCAAGCCCTCAGCATCAAAATCATATACGTTTGTCCCGCGTCGTTGCCGTATAATAGGCGTGTAGATACAGTACGCGCCCTTTTTAGGTAACACCATGCGGGATTGATTGCCGCGAAAGACGCGCGCGCCGTCTATCCCTGTCACCGCTACAATATAGCCGTGCAAAGCCGCCATAAAGTCAGCTTCCGTCAGTGCCATCGTCGCCGCCTCCTTCGTCAATCACAATTTCGGGCGGTTCGTGTTGAAGTGTCCCAAGCACGCAAAGCCAACCTTCCGGGCTGAAATCATCCCGTATCATATCAACCAACCAGTAAGAGCCGTCAGCGCGTTCTATAATGTCGCCCGCTGTTTCTTCGTGTCGGTTAATCGTATGTGCGCTTGCGTTGATGTAAAACTTTTTAACGTGTTTAGCGTCTGCCAAATTGTCAAAAAGCCTTAAATCGCCCGCGTTTGGGGCTTGCACTTGCGCCAGTATATCGCTAGGCGTATATGTGACGCTGACAACGCCCGCGTTGTTGGTCGTTCCGTTGCATCGGTAAATCGTCACCATTTCATGATGATTTACGCTCCCGATTGCGCCGGACACTATCGCGTGAAGGTTCATAGCTTGTCTACCACCTTAAATGCAACTGCATGGAACATATCGCCAGTGTCAAACAAAGGCTTGTCGGGTTGCGATTTTCCGCGCTCGGATTTCCACTTCACCGTCAAAGGCGCGTTTGGTGTCCAGTTCCCATTTTGAATACTGTCTTGTATATCCTTCTTCATCATGGAGCCTGCAACGCCTAAAGCGTCTTTCCATCTTGCGGGGTCGTTTGCGTGCCCGCGAATATGTGCAACCATAGCAGCTACCCAAGTTTTAGGCTTTTCTTTTGCTACCGTCCGCATAAACGGGCGCGGGGGAATAGAAATTGAGGTCGTGTCTTTTTTCAAGTGCACGCCTTGATAGTGCATATACGCCCGCATTTTTTCTGTTACGGGAATATTAGGCACTCCAAACTCATTCCATACCGCATACGCCGCTATGCCTGCGCCGCCCGGTTTATTTGCGTTTGTCGCATCTTCTAAAATGCCCGCCTTAACGCCGCCCGCAATCTGCGCCATTTTAGCAAGAAAAGCTTTGTACTTGTCTCCGCCTTTGATTTCAACAGTGACGCCCATCGAACCAAAGCCCTCCGTAACGGTGTCCCTTGATAATCTGCCAATATGCCGCGCCGCAAGGCGTTGTCATATACCAGTCCGATTCTTTGCCGTATTGCGGCGTTGAATACGAAACCGATACGCTCCCTTCCGTTGCGCTTGACATAGCCCCTGCCGTTCCGCGTTGGGCAAGCGTGGCAAGGTGGCAAACTAGCATATACCAAAGGTTTTGTTTCTCGGCATCGGAAAAGCCGTCGATTTGCTCTAGCCCAGAAATGATAAGGGCGTTTGTTGCCATGAAATTTAGCTGATCGTCGGAGAGTTCCGCAAACTGCGGATATACCGCCCGAAAAGCCTCAACGTCGAATGTCATAGCCGCGCCCCCTTTACATCATTTCTTGCGGGTCTTTTTCTTCCCCGCTTCTTCTTGCTTTGCCGCGCCCTGCCCGTTGTCAAGTGCAGAAACTTCCTCTTTTGCTTTAGCCTTTGCCTTTTCGGTTTCGCCGTCTTTGACAAAGCCCAACTTAAAGGCCGGGTGTTCAGCATACGCCGTTTTCACAGCCGCCCAAAGGTCGGCATCAACCACCGTAACGCCATAGGCACCAACGGCGGGGAGAGGCTGGCCGTTAACGCCTCGGATCCCCGCGCCGCTACCTTTGACAACGACGGTATGAACAATCCCGGATTTATCGGTCACATCAAACTCAATATCCCGTACTCCGTTGTAATATACTGTCGTTTGTGCCACCGATTACACCCCCAGCATCGTCACAATCGCGAACGGCATATAGACGATTGCGCCATACGTGCCCGCGCTGATTTTCTGATACATGGACGAACTGTCGCGAATGATGGAATGCGCTTTGTACTTTTCGCTATAGCCAAATTCAACGGTCGGCTGTCCGTTCACCTCGTCGGCAAGAATCATGGCAAGGTTTCCGCTACCCGTTACCATTTCCGGCGCGGAAAGAATCTCCATGTTGGGATAGGTGTCGGCCAGCATCTTCTTGACCGACGCGCCGAAAGCGTTGACCTTGTTCAGTTCAGCGAGAGCCGCCGGGGCGATAACCAGTTTCGTGCGGGTATTTCCATCAATCCAACCGTTCGAACGCTCATACAGTTTCGCGTACATCTTAGCGAAGTCCGCCATGATCTCGTCGGCACTCTTCGCCGTCCATGTGTTTCCATTCGCGCCAGTGGTCGGCGTCAGGTCGGCGTTGAGATTCGGGTCGTTCAAAAGGCCGTAAATGTTCAAGCCATCAACACCGTAGAAAGCGTACTTGTTGAAGCTGATTTCCAAAAGCGTTGCCGCCGAACGCTGCTTTTCGGCGAAAAGGTCGATACGCGCCGCCGCGTTAACGTCCTGCTCAAGGTCACCAACGCGAAGCGTAGTCTGGAAACGGTACTGCTGGCGGGTCGGGAAGTTCGTGTTTACGTTGGCCTGTCCGTTAGCGTCGTAGTCCTGATACGGCGTGACAGTGCCCGTCAGTTCAAGGGCGCGGAACTGCGTGAAAGCCGTCGACCAATCGCCGTTTTTGACTTCCGGCGCGATAGATTTATAGTTCCGCTTCGCCGTCAGAATCTCGATAACGCGAGGATTCGCGTACACCGACATATATGCGGGTACTGCGGTATTCGGGTCAAGCGCGTCAGTCACGCCCTTATGCGGCTCGGCGGCGTCAAAAAACTTCGTAGCCGTGCCAAAATCAAAGCCCTTCTGGCGGGCGAGTTCCATATCAATCATCGTTCATTCCTCCTTCAATTAGCGTTTCGTGATAATCGCCATTTCGCCGCTCGTCGTGGCGTTCCAAGTCTTGAAGCCCGTGTCAACAGTGGACGCGCCACTCGTAAGCGTTGCCGCGCCGTTGGACGTGTTCGCGTAAACCGTCGCGCCCGCGCTCGTCGTAGCGTCTGCCTGAATGAAGAAATCACCCTTTACGGCAAGCTCAACCGCCGCGCCATTCGGGACAACCAAAGTCCCGTCCTTGGTCATGTCGTAATAGTGGTAATTCTGCACGCGCTCGGCAAAGCCGACAGGTGCGCCGGAGCCGTTGCCGACGGCCTGCCCGTTTGCGTTCTTCCAAGCGAAGCCGCCCACCTGTACCGGGGCAAAAGCCGTTCCCAAATCCGGCGGGGTCACAAGGTTTTCCGGCGTATAAATAACTTCCTGATTGTTGGCGCGATCGCCCGGAATCGCTTCTTTATTGTACTTGCCAACCTCTTTCTGATACGAAAAAGCCATTTGTCATTCCTCCTTATTAGCGCGATTTAATACCGCGCAACACATCATTCATTGGGTCTTCTTCGACGTGTGCCGCGTCCATGATCGGGGCGGATTTCGTCAGCATCTTCACCATCGCGCCGTATGCGGACGGGTCTACGCCCTCCACCTCAACGCCTTTGGCATCAAGTGCCTTTTTGTAAATATCCGCCGCAGAATCGAACGCGAACGGATTGCTAATCTTGCCGACAAACGGCGCGACTTCCTCCGCCGCCGTATAAAGTGCCGCCGCCATAGCCTTATCAAAGACGGGCGCGGAATCTTTCGCGCAAACGTCAGCCGTTTCGGCATCTTTGCAAGCGTCCTCGGCGGGCTTTTCGTCCTCCATCGGTTTCGCGTATGCAATTCCCGCCATAAAAGCCTTTTGCGCGGCCTTGTCCTCCGGGTCAAGTCCTGCCGCTTTCATCGCCTCGCGCAACTCGTCGGCGAGAACGTCCACAGGCTCCTCGTCGTGTGTTTCCGGCGCGGCTTCAACCGCAGGCGCGGTGTTCGTCATGTCCGGCGCAGAATCGGTTTTGATTTCTTCTTCTTTCTTGATTTCCTCCACGGTATCACCTCCGTTTTTCAGTGCTTCGGTAAGTTCAAAGAAAAGGGTTTTCCATGCGTCATTTCCCATGTTTTCACCCCCTTTCAATGCGGAATCAGCAACGCGCACATCATGTCCGGCGCGGCCTTCCCGCACCAGTGCAACATGGTTTCCGCGTATATTCTTCATGCGTCCGTCGTAATGTTTGCCGTCGAAAATCCCGTCAACCATCTCAACGTCGCAAAGATAACCCGCCGACAGGTCGCGAAATTCGCCCGATTTAATACGGGCTATCGCGTCAGCATCGGTAACGGTCAAGCTGTTTGTCAGATATGGCGCATCGAACGCCGCATCTGTGCCAAGCGAACCGACAATCTTGTCTTTCGGCATATTGCTTGCGTCCATTTCCCAGTGATCGAGGGACAAGGGCAAGCCGTTGAACGTGTCAACCGCTTTCTCGATCTCGGCGGCGGGGCGATAAATCTGATAAACCTTTTTGGGGTCAAGACCAAGCTCCCGCCAGCCAGGTATCGTGTCGCCGACGTATGGGACGACTTGCTCCTTCGTGATATTCGACATGCTGACGTGCAAATAGCCGTTTTCGTCGAAGGTTCGAGCCGTTTCAAGTGGTACGGTATCGAAAATCATTTCAGCACCTTCTTTCAGTTTTGGGCATAAGAAAAGCACCTTGCAAAATGCAAAGTGCTTTGTAGTTTTATATATTTAATCAAACAACCGAACAATCCACTTCTATTTTCCCCATATCAGGAGGGAATACAACCGTCCCTTCTGTTTTAAGTGCTTTTTCTATATCCCAACTATAAGGAAACCCGTCATGAAGCGGACAAACGCCGCCACGGCATAAAATTATTTCAAGGATGCACCCTTGACATGTTTTAGCGGGAATTTTGTTTTTCTCTTTGCAGTAATCTTCTATGGTTTTTAATGCAGACAAGACATCAATCTCGTTTTTTTCGTCAAGAAAAAGCTTCCAGTTTACCCGTTGCGCCATAATATCACCCCTTTGATGTATTATTCGACGCTGTTATTTTAATTCCTCTTTTTATCGTGCGCCGATTGGTCGTCCATAACGTGCGGCGCGGGTTTGCATTTTTAATTGTCGCGATGAAGCGGCTTGTTTTGGATAACTTTCGGGCTTTATTTCACTTTGTTTTTCTTCTTCGTAGCTTTCTATTTTCCAGCCTTTATTTTTTGCGCGTTCTTGTATTGCTTTTATACCGCCTTTAATTTCAACCACTTCGTTTGTATCGGAATTAAAAACTTGGTTAGGATGTCCGGGCACTGACGAATAACGAAGCGTTGTCCCGTCTGGCGTTGTGATTTTATAGTTTTTGCTTTTCTCTGACGCTTCACTTTTCCCGCTACCGCCCGAAGATTTACCGCCGCCCGCCCTTGACGAACTACCTCCGCCGCCTTGCGCCGCGTGTATGGGATAATGCTGACCGTCCTCATGCGTAGCCCAGCCGATAATTTCGCCCTCATCAAGCGCAAGTTTGCGCCGACGATTCGCGCCGCGCATAAGGGCAAGCAATACGCGCTTATAGTCAATCATTCGCCCACTTCCTTTAGAATTTCCTCAATGCCCGCCTCGGTTTCTTCCTCGCTCAACTGCGGGATAACAGGGCGGCAAACACAATAGCAATTAACCAATTCGCCCGGCTGAATGTAGTCTTGTACGTTTGGATTCGGGTCATAACACCCTTCGTCGATGAAATACTCCGCACCGTCCATGCCGCCTTGTGTATGGTCAAGGGCGTGTGTTTCGCGGTACGTTTTACCGCTTGCCGTGTGCATCCATATCCCTTTATTTATGCCATAACTTAAAAGCCGCTGACGCGAAAGGTTATTAGTTGCCTTGTTAGTTTGATCGCGTGCAATCATGCGGGCGCGTCTTTCGGTAACGCCAAACTGTTTATGAAGTTCTTCCGTCATTCGTGCGAGGTCGTGCCCTGCTTCAATATTGCGAAGCACAATGCCCTCGACTTGCGTTAAACTTTGCCGCGCTATGCTTTTTATGAGATTGACATTTTCCTTGACGATAGCTTGAAAGGTCTGCCGTTCCCTTTGGCTCATGTACGAAAACTTCAAGTTAAAGCCAAGCCCCGCATCTTTAAGTGGTTTCGTCTGCTGTGCGAGGTTGTTTGTTACATAGCCGCGAATCTTATTGACAAACCAACGCGGCAGAACGTCGGCAAGTTCGCGGAAGTTTCTCTCCCACTGGTGAAGCAGTTTTCTAAACGCCCTTAGCAAATCGTCCGTTGCGCTGTCGCCGACAATCCGGCTTTCGTTGGCTCGGTATTTTGCCCGCAACCAGTAAACGACAGATTTTTCCATTTCGCGCACGGCCTTTTTTAGGCGTTTCTCATATTCCTTTTCAATTCCTGCGGGCGGGAATATCGGTTTCAGTGTCCGTTTCATTTTCGCCCTCCAGTGGTAACGCCATTTCCGGCAGTTCTATTTCCTCATCCGCGTCAATGTTCGCAAAGCCGCTTTCTGGGTCGTTGGCAAGTGCAAGCCGCGCCTCACTCGAAGAAATAACGCCGCGATCTATCAGCGTTGCGTATGTATCAGCAATCGTTTTGTTGCACCGCGCCTTGAGGTCGCTATCTTCATCGGAAAGCGGGACAAATTCAAACGAAAGCGCATCGTCCACCGCGCCCTTGCTGTTTAACTGTAACAACTTAACGACGTATTCCAACGGCTCACGGAAAAGCCGTTCCTGTAGGGCATGGATATGGTCGTAATGATTTTTCATATCCGCCTCGCCCGTGCTGTTAAATCCGCCCGGTGTCATGCCCCACAGTTTAACAGTAGGTTCCCCGAACATAGCACTCACGATTTCCATTTGCTGTTTGACAATATCGGTAACGCCGCTGATAGGCGTTGAAACATCGGCTATATCCTCTGCTTCTTTGTCAACGGCCATTACGCCGTCATTGTCGCGGTTCATTGAAAAATACTGAACGCGCCGCCTAATATTGCCGCCGTCCCTGCCTGTCAAAAGTTCCTGCATATCCGTCTTGAAAACCGTGCAAGAAAACTTTTGAAGCAAACGAGATGCCGCCGCGCTGCATTTGGAAAACTGCCGTACGTTTTCTGCGACGATCTGCGCCAACGGTACGCCGAAAAAGTTATAAGCGGGCAATAAAAGCGTCGGGGGCTTATCTTCCGCGAAATAAAGGAATCTGCTTGCGTGCACCTCGCGCCCGTTAATCAGCCAACTTTGCGGGACGAAATAATCTTTGTCTATCGGATTGAAACAAGAATAACGCCCCGGCGCGATGTAGGTCGGCTCAATCAACTTAAAGCCTTTCAGCGTGCCGCGCTTGAATGTGTCAGCGTCAGCACCTAACGGAAGTTTCATATCCTCGCCCGATATATCGCCAACGTCGATATAAGCCAAACACCCACCGAAAAATCCGCACATTTGCGCGGCCTCACGGAATAACCTATCAATTTTTAGGCGCGTCATTTCTGCCTCGATCTCGCCCGCCGCCTCATCGTCTGTTGCTTCGCCGTTGTAATTAAATTCAATCCATCGGCGCGTCATTTCGTCGGCGCGAAGGTTCACGCCCGCGCGAATAATGCCGTTTTGTGCAAGGTTGGACAAAACGCCGTAGCCTAAAAACTGCTGGAAGTCGTACAGACCGCCCACCATGTTATACACGCCGCATTGTTTCAAGGCCGCGTCATGGACGGCGCGAAGGTTGCTTTGTCCGTAGCCCAAAGATTGATAAGGTGAAGCGTCAAAGGCCACCTTTTCACGCTCTAAGGCGTTATATGCTATTTTCATATTTTCCTTTGCCTTTGCCATGTTTTCACCTCATCATAAGCGCGGCGGGGTTAATCTGCATCTGCCCGCGCCCTTTTATAAGCCCGTCTTGCGAATATCGAAGGGCATCTATACAATGGTTCCACGCATCAACCACAACAGGCAAAACGTCGCCCGTCTGCTTGTCCACCTTGTAGGAGTAATGATTAAATTCATCTATCGTGTGGCGGCAACGGGGATGGACAACAATATCAAGGCTTTTTAGATACTCGATGCCGTCCTCGATACTGCCCGCCCATTTTTTCGCGCCGCTGATATGAAAGCCGCGACGTTTCATAAAGCTGATTGTTTCCGGCCTTGCGTTATCCGCTTTAATAGGCCAGCTTCGCGCCGTTTCGATGCTGTCAAACAATGCGGGCGTTTCGTCAAGGTCAACGCCAACGCCCCACGCCTCGCGGTCAATGTAAAGCGTGCGGTCTTTGATGTAGCAACGAATAAGCGCGGTCGGGTCGTTTGCAAATCCCCAATCTGCCCCGTGATAGAACCGCGCGTCCTTTGGCGTGTCAAATTCTTCTACCCTAAACCGCCCCGCAAAAATAACGGCGTTGGAGTGCTTTCTGACTTCCCCTTCCCAAATATGCAAATACGCCTCATAATCTCGTTCTTTTGTCCAGTCCATTTCTTCCCGCGCTGTTTCGGGGAAATATGGATTTTCGTCATAATTGACTTTCCGCACATACGCACGAGGTGAAGGGTTAGCTATAAACCTTTGAAATGTCGGGTCTTGCTCGTCCATCGGATTGAATGTTACCCATATTTCACTATTTTCCTTGCGAATTGTTGGAATCAAAATATCCCAACTGTCCGCGCTTACTGCTTGCGCTTCTTCTACCCAACAAATATCTATACCCTCTGTTGATTTAATTTCGATAGGGTTAAATCGCAAGCCCTTAAAAAGAAACTCCGTCCCGTTATATCCGAGTATGCCGTCTTTCGTCACGCGGTAAAAATCAGAAAATCCCATCGTTGCAATATTATCGCTTAGAAGTTTATGCACGGATTGACTAATGCTTCTTTGAATCTCACGCGCACACAATATCCGCAACTTGTTTTGATACCCCAAAAGAATCAAAGCCCGCGCAACGCTCCACGACTTAGCACTACCGCGACCGCCATAAAACACTTTATATCTATGAGGGCGGAATAGTTCTTGATAGGCTTCAGGAAAGTCGAAGTTCATTTTTTATCAGCCTTTACAAAATTGACGTTGATATTTCCGGCGGGGATTTTTGGGACACCCTGCACATCGTTTTCGCCTAACATTTCAAAAAGGACGCGAGCCCAATCTGCTTTTTTATGGGCGTTCACGATGGTTGCATAGGCAACTGATACCCCGTTTGTTATTGCCTCGTCGGGGATACCTTCTTTTTTGATTGCCTCGCGTATCTTTTCATGCTGGCAGGGCATCCCTATCAATATTTGCAAAGTCTCGCGGATTGTCTTTCGTTCCTTCTCGTTTTTGGCTTTTTGCAATCCGCCTTTCCTTCCGTTTTCTCGCGCTACCTTCCCGCTAGTGAATTGATACGGCTTCAAGTTTTCATCGTTCACGTTCTCGCCCCCTTTCGGCAATATAAAAAGCACCTTGCTTTTGCAAAGTGCCTATTTCAAGGTCTTTATGATTTCCAATTCCCGTGCGCTCAATGTCCAAACGTCAGGAACGATGCTTGTGCCCCGTGCTTGGGCTTGGGCTTGGGCTTGGGCTTGTGCTTGGGCTTGTGCTTTTCTGTCGGATATTAAAAAGCCGCCGCCGAAAATGCCTTTCCCGCACTCCTTTTGTTCGTCAAGTTCTCGCACAAATGAAACCTCATCCCGCGCCCCTTCAAACTCAACTCCGCGCAAACTCAACTGATTAAGCATAGCCGCCGTTGTTACGTTGGGCGGGTATTGATATTTAGGTAAGTGCTTGTGCTGTTTTTTTACGTTTCTTTTGTTCGCTTCAAATACGGCGTTATACAGACGCGGGCAAGACTTGAACCGCAAGTCTTCAAGATTTGTGACAAACGACGTTTTGACGCACGCGCCGTTTTCATATACCACATCCGCGCCAACGCAAACCGCGCACACGTTGACGTTTGCACCAAAGATTGTTAGCGCAGGCGCAAACAGAAAAAACTTTATATCGTTTTCGCAATAGAACCTCTGAATTTCTGCAAGGATTGAAAAAGTCGGGTTATCTACCACAACGCACCCTTTTGGGTATCTGAATTTCTGATAATCGCCGCCGGGATAAAACGGGCGGACAAAGTTGTTTTTGTCTGTTTTATATTCATCGGCTACAAAATCCGCCACCGCGTCATACACTTCGTCGGGCGTGTAGCAATCGTCCGTTGTTTTCTTTTCCTCGAATTTCTCAACAAAGGCGTTGTATTCCTCGTTTCCTTCCTGCTTGCTTTTGTCGTTGCGCTCTCGGTTCTCGAAAAAATCCTTTCCATTATCGAGGTCAAAACCAAACTCACCCATATCAAAATTAAGGTCAGCAAGTTCCAAATCCAACGCGGGCAAATCCTAAGGGCTATTCATGGTTAGCTGATTATGCACAAGCCCATACGCCCGCCGCTGTTCGTCGGTCAGCGAATCAAGGCGTATAATCGGAATTGTCGTTTCGCCCAGTTCTTTGAGTGCCAAATATCGCCCGTGCCCTTCGACAATCTCGCCATGCCATACGCCGATAGGATCGCAGTTCCCAAATTCCTGAATGGATTTCTTAATCTGCTCGACTTGTTCCTTCGGGTGTGTTTTGGCGTTCCGCTTGTATGGCTTTATTGTGTCGATATTGACATACTCAACTTTTAATTCCACGTTTTCACCCTTTCAAAGTTGAAGCCCGCCGGAAGAATAGGGCGGGCTGTGGGGGTATGCGGCGGATTGTACCATAGCGAGATAAATTAGGGAACTACAACAGAGGAGAAAAACCGCCGCTATGCGAGAAAGGAGGCTATGGAGTGTCTGTCCTACCACTCCACGCTATTATTATATATCCGGTTTTTTAGTTTCGTTCCCCAAATGAAATTTTTTATAATGCCCCGCAAGAATCAGCGACGCCTATACCGTAAATGCAGATTAAAGGAATCCTGTCATAATACATAGTCTTTTCGATATGCAGATATTCGCAAACACGATCACGCCGCCGTCTAGCTTCTTCCCTGCTTTGCGGTTTCGGAACCATCAAAACACGATGGAAAATCTCGTTGTCGATTACGTCCGACGATACCCAAGACTTCACCGCGTCAATGACTTTTAGCCATCGTTCCGGCTTGAAAATTTTGTTTTTGTCCCGTAATGTCACGCACGGGATTTCTTCGGCAAGTCGGATAGCCGCCGCAGGCGTTGGGTCTGATATATACGAATGACCGCCCGCCCCGCCAGTATATCCGCCCGTCCCTGTTTTAGCTTCAAGAACCGCGTCTTTGATTTCCCGCGCGTGCCGGAAAATATATTTGATTCTGTCCACGCTTTCTCTCTGCATTGGCAACACCTCTTTATAGCCGTTTTGGGCGGCTTTTATTTCGTTCGCAATAATTTATACTCGCCGCGCATAAAAACCGCTGCTAGATACCTAGGGACGAATTTCAGATAGGTTTCAGCCGCACCCCTTTTCCCGAAACCGCCATTTCAAAATAGCTATATGTTTTCGTTCTTCGCAGAAATCCTCTTTATGAATTATCATACCTTTACAAGGCCACCAACCTTGTTCTCTGTGTGCTTCTTGTGCTAATACACGAAAGTATTTATATCGTCGCGGGTATTGTTTTTGTTTTGTTGGTTTTCTGCCTCGTGTTTCGTCAGCCCATCTCATTCAACCGCACCCCTTCCCGACTTCCGCGATCAGCCTGTCAAGATACCACCGCGCTTTTTCAAGCGATTCTTTCCCGCCCTTGTGTTTATAACGCCACACATATTTCAGCACATTTCCCGTGCAATAGCTCTGGAATCCGTCGTCGCCTAAGGCCGCGCTGATCGCTTCAATCGTTTCAATTCTCCCCATGCAATAATGCGCCGGATGGTTTACGTTGTCGTTTTCCATTACAATCTTCCCCTTTCGCGGTTTTTTTCATTAACGCGCCGCTGTGCATCGTCTCTCATTTCCGCGCCAATCCCTAACGCTTCAAGCATTGTCGTGATTGCTGTGATCGTGTCGGCGGCTTCCTCGGCTATATACTCCGGGCAAAACGTCTTGTCCTTGGCAACAGATAAAAGCCTGCCGCTATCAACACCGTAAACAACCGAATCCTTCAGTTCGTCCAGTTCCTCATTGATTTTTGCGAAAAGCTGCTTGACCGTCTTCTCCCTAATCTCCCCGTGTTCGTCCCGCATGCACGGAAGCGGGCGAACTGGCTCATATACCCTCTTACATATCATGCCGCCAGCCGTTTTTCTAATCGGAACTTCTGTATATCCGCACCCGTGCGCCTCGGCGTAACTTTCAGCCGCTTCCTTGAATGTAATCCCTTCTTTTTCTTTTTTAGCAATGATTTTCTCCACGTCTCGAAGATTGATATTTGTCATTTCCGCGCCTCCTTTAGTGCCTCGTCTAACAAAATAAACTCACACCATTTGTCATTGGTTTTGCATTCAGACAGATTTTTACACTTGTTGCAGTCGCAAAGTTTATATAGCTTGATAATTGTATAAAGTAGCGCAACTTTCGCCTCCGCCTCGGTCAGCCCGTCAATCCTCGTTTTTATGTCCATCGTCAACCCTCCTTATTTTAGCCATATAAAAATTTTTGAAGCAGCATTATATCTACAGCAACACCCGCTCGTTTTTGCCCCGCTCTAGTTCGTCCCGTAGCCTGTCAATCAACCTCGCCACTTGACCGCGCGTCATGCGTTCCGGCGTATACCATTCCACGTCGCTTTTCGTCTCTCTTATAAGCTCGTAGACAAATTCAATCTGCGCCATCGTGGGCGGGCGTTTGTCCCGTTCCATCGTCGACCAACCTTTCCCACGGTACTTCTTCCTCAACGACAACCCGCACGCCCTCGTTTTCGCCGTAATGTTTTTCAACGCTTGCGCCTATGATTTGCGAATCATCTTTATAGACTATGCCTATACAGGCATCTGTCACGCTTTTTGCGAGGTTGTCCCAATCTGGTTTGGAAGTATGCCCGACAAGGCCACCGTACAACCGCTTGATTTTAGGCCACGATTTTGGAATCGCAAACTCAAACTGCAAGATGATATGTACCGCACCTTCGAGCGGCTCTTTACCCCGCATCGCCGTTCTTGCCGCAATAGCAACCGCCGCTTTATAATCCGTGCACCGTTTCGGCGTATATGTCCCCCGCGCCGTAACCCTAGGCCGCGCCATTGGTACAGGGCGACCGGGCACGTTAAATTCAATCGTCATGTTTCAACCCCCTTGTCCGCAAAAATTCCCCTAATTTCCAATCTTCGCCGCCTTTCGCACCCCCCGATAAAAATGCCACATTATTCGCCTCGCCTTGCACTTGCGAATCAGCCTGAAATTTTTGTGGCATCCGCACACATTGATTGCAATCGCGAAATCGATTAACCGCTTCGTTCGCCATCTCCAGTAATCCCTTTTCACATCCGCACCTCCAAAGCGTCCGCCTTCCCCAACACATTTCTAGCCCACATCGCCTTTAACCATGCGTTCCACGCCCTGACCTTGTTGCGCCATCGTTTCCCGCTTGTAGCCGGACCACGCCCGAAAAGCAAGATCGGTTTAGTCATTCCTGCACACCTCCACGATTCGCCGTATCACATAGTCGGCGCATGGTTGCGCCATTCCGTTTCCCAGGGCTTTATATCTCGCAGTGTCCGAGCACGTCTTATCGTCAATCAGTGTGTACCCATCCCGTTTAATTATCTGTGCAATTCTGCCTTTTGAAACCTTGTATTTCTCAGCGAGTTTTGCGTATGACGTGTTCCCCTCTTTGTATTCCATAAAGATTCTAATTTTTTCATCACATGAAAGTTTTGTTGACGGGTTATCATCGCCACACAAATACAAGCCGTCCTTTTTAGCTTTGTGGCTATTATCTTCCGGCGATAAAAGCTGTAAGTTTTCAAGCCGATTATCTAACTTGTCATTGTTTATGTGATCGACAACCATACCGTCAGGAATAACCCCATTTGCACTAATCCATACAACTCTGTTTGCCCTGCATGGTTTTTTTATTTCTCCGTTGCGAATGGAATAAGTGATATAACCGTTGATAATACTGCCTTTAAGTTTCCTTGGAGTATGCGGGAGGTTTTTCTCAATGCTGACAACTTTGCTCATGCCGCGCCCTCCGCAATCCTCGCAATCTCATGATTGCACCGCGCCACAATCGCCCGCGCTTCGTTCATGCTGATTTTGCCATTCTGCCAATCGACAACCGCCTTGTTACGCCGATATTCCAACTGGTGAACCGTTTTCTTTTCATTGTCGTTTAGCTTATCTGTCCATTTCATGCGGGAATATCCCCCTTTGTAATCGTCGCCCCTGCAAGCGCGGGTTTCTCGCCCGCCATTTTCTTTGCGTCGCTTTCCTTGTCCGTAAATGTCAGCGTGTCGCCGTCAAAGCGCAACATAACCTTTTGCCCGTTCTCTACGTTTCGAGCCTTGCGGAAAGTCAAGACGTAATTCCAAGGCCAATACCGCGTCAAATCGTCCGCCCCGATCTTGCCGATATTCAGCCACAAATCCGCTTCATGGCTCATATAGCTTGACTGGGCAAGCCGACCGCCGTCGCTTGTTAGCTGTGCGACCATCACAACGGTAATCTGTAATTCAACGGCAAGCGTTTTCAAGCGTTGCGCCGCGCTTTTCATAATCTGCCAATCCTTCGCGTCCTTTAGGTTCATCGTGTCCATTCGCCCGATATAGTCAACAAAAGCAATCTCTATCCCGTGTTGCGCTTTCGCCCTGCGTACTTCCGCGAGAACGCTTGCAATCTGCATATCCGGCATATTCAGCGTCCATAATGCCGACCGCCGCATAACCGCGCCCGTGTCCCTTGCCGCCGCCGCCTGTTCTTTCGTTGCGCTCCCGTTTCGCAGTGCGCTATGGGAAACGCCCGACAAATGCGCCGCCCATCTTAACGCGATCTGCTTTGTTTGCATTTCGCTATTGAGATATAGGCAAGGCCGCTTCATGGTTATTGCGATCCCGTTTGCAAGGTTCATCGAAAACGCCGACTTGCCCGCACCGCTTTCGGCGGATAGTATCACCAAATCGCCCTTTTCAAATCCGCCGCAAGCCCGGTTTAGTGTCCCGAAAGTGGTATATACAACGGCCTTTTTCAGCGCGTCCTTGTCCATGCGTTCATCAACCGCCGCCTCGATAGCGTCCCCCATATCGGCAGGCGATAACATTTCCCGCGTCATGCCTGTTGCGGTTCGCTCCATGACAAGGCGTTCCAGCTCGTTATAAGCGGTGTCGGACATTTCGCCTTTTTGTATCATGTTCGCCGCCGTTTGCGCCGCCCGGAGAATATGCCGCCGCGAAGTCATTTCCTTGACGGTGGATATATAGCCGGGTAAATCGTGCGCCATCGGCGGGTTACCAATCAACGCCGTTATAGTCAAGTCACGCCCTGCAATATATCCCGCGTCCGTCAGTTCCTTGCCGTGTAACATGATCGTTTCAAGCGTTACGTTTTCGCCGCGTTCGTGCATCTTGGCAATCACCGAAAACATAGCGCGGGTTTCAGCGCGGGAAAAATCCTCAAGCGTTACGCCGTCCAAAACGTCAAGCAGCCATTCTTCACGGTACGCAGCCGCCGAAAGGATTGAGCATTCAGCGGAAACGTCGGCAAGCCGCGCGGGCAATGGTTTTCCTGTCATACTGCCGCCTCCGTTCCAAATGTATCGTCACCTTGATGTATTGGGTAATCTAACTGACAAGGGGACGATTTCTTTTTTTCGTGACTTTCCCATGTCAGTAATTTGCTTTTCCAGTTCTTGACCTTGTTTCCGTTCTTGTCTATCCACCCAGTACCATCGTAATAATTAAAAAATGCGTCTGGGCTAACAAGAAAGTGTCTATCTTGGCAAAACGTCCTGACTTCATCCAAAGTCGGCGGCTCAAATTTCTTGCGTTGTTTTTTTTCGCCACTCTTCTCTGTATGTATAGACACTCTTTTTAATTGTGTAGTATCTTGTGTAGTATCTTGTGTAGTATCTTGTGTAGTATCTTGTGTAGTGGTATGTGTAGTATCTTGTGTAATTATTCTATATCTTGTCGTTTTCTTTCCGTCCGATTTAAAATCAATCAATCCAGATTGTTTCAATCGGTTTTTCGCTGAAACAATGGTCTTGTTTGTCAATCCTGTCAGCTTTTCCATCGTAGAATTTGCGACACTGAACCACTCCCGCCAATGCAAACGACCGTTTATATTCAGCAAGTGAATATAAATAACTTGCGCTGATGCCGGAAGTTCGTCCGCTTCTGCTACGGTGCAAAGTGCGTCAAGTTGTGCAAGACAATCCATAGTTTCACCGCCTTTCTTTTTAGGTTATCCTTTTTCACCGTGTTCAAATCTTGCCGATCGTGCTTTATTAAATGCCCGAAAAACCATATAATCCATTTCTTCGGCTCTTTTAATAGCACGCTCTCTATTTGATTTAAGCGTATCTTCAGTCAAAATCTCTTGATAATATTCTGGGTCATGTTCTAACTCTACATCCGTTACTGCTTTTATGCTTTTTCTCGCTCCAAAGCAAAACACATACGCAGAAGGGAAATTTCCACTCCATACACTCCAATCAACATAATCATCTAGTCCCCTATGAGCTACATAAAACCTAGACCACATATAAGCGACATGATTTGCGCACCAACAAATAGTAGGAAAAAACCACATCCCTCCATCAATACTTCTTCCCTCTGGAATATCCGACAGTATTAAAATTTGCTTTATATCCCCTCCCCATATAATCGCCTTTTCGCTTTTTTCCTCTATTTCTGCCATTCCTTCTTCTGTATCGCGCTTCACTTCAACATGTGCGTCAAGGTCTGGAAGATAAAAGTCTGGAAGGTATTTAATACCACCGCAGTCATATCCTTCTGGTTCATATTCCCATTTAATACGCGCTGCATCAAAGAAAACCGCCCATCTAGCCTCAAGCCTTGACCTGAAACGATACCCTTTATAAACTGTTTCAATCGGTTTAATCGTTTCTATATCGCCCATTCTGGTTCACTCCGCCTTTCTTTAGAAAGTTTGTTTTATTGGACGTTTATATTATATTATACTTTTCAATATATTGCAAGCTATAAACTTATGATATATAATATAAACATAGGAGGCGAGGATATGAAGAAAACTATAGCAACAAGCATGGACGATGCGGTTATTGCTCGTATCCGTGCTGAAGCAGAAAAGGAAGAACGTTCAGTAAGTCAAATGCTCGAAATCCTAGCACGGGAAGCCCTTGACGCAAGGGCAAAGGCGGCGAAATAGCCGCCTATTTTTTTACGCTTCATAGTTTTTTGGCGGCACTCCTGTTTCCTGCCATCTTGCAAGGTTTATAATAAATTCCGTTGCTTCTTCCTGCGTATCGAATGAATTTAGTAATACAGTATCATCGTTTGTGGTATTGGCATAAACAATCCATTCGTTGTCGTTCGCGTTTACCCCATATTTGAAAATAACTTCATAATCATTTGAAGCAACCATGCGGACAATATAATCAAGATTAACCGCCGTGTTGGTTTTCTTGTTCATTATCCACGCCATCTTCACGCCTCCTTTATTTTCGCCTTATAAACCTTCGCGATCTCGCGCGTCATTTCAATCCCTTCCAAATGATACCGTTCAAGAAACTCCGCTTCGCCGTTATGACATAATTCGTGATGCTCCCTACACAGCGGGATAACCAACGCGCCTGTTTGGTCTTTTTCGCGCCATTTTAAACCGCCATGCCCTGCCCTGCTGCCGGATAGATGGTGAACGTCAGCACGCTTGCCGCACACCGCGCATTGTTTGTGCATTAGGCAAGCGAAAATATACCGTTGTATATCTTCGCACTGTTCGTATAGCGGGATTTTCGACGGCACGCCGTTTTCAATCATGAAGTCAATCAAGAAGCTGATAAATTCGCGACACGTTGTAACACTGCAATCCGACAAGCTGAACATCTCGCTTTCAAGCGTCTGCAAGTGTTTAACCTTAAATTCCAGTTTCATAAGCCGTTTCATTTCGGCGGGCAAATATCCCGCCCATTCTCCGATCTCGGCTATTAAACTATGCGCTTTCTTCCTCTGCTCTGGACTGATGCGCCGCCCGTCGGCAAACTCGACTAATACCTTGTCATAACGTCGCAGGATTGCCCGGTCTAGGCTAGGCAAAGCGGCGCGGATTGTCACGCCGCCGCACTCGTCCCATCGTTCAATCTTGCCTTGTACGATTTCGCCCATGCTTTTCTCTTTCTTGCGCGTTTAAGAAGTCAAATATTATCGCCGTGTTTGCTTCGTCGAATGTGCCTTTTGCTTTGTAAACCTTTTTTTCAAGTTCCCAATGTGGCATTAAACGCTTTATTGCGGACATAACGACGATATTTGACACCCGCACATAATTGGATTGATGTTTGCCAGTAAATACATGAAGCGCGTCCTTGTCCTTCTCGTTTTCTTTTTGTATAGCGATTCGTTTTAATTTATAGTCAATCCAAAAAGAAACGTAAGAATCACGGCCTAAAAGTTTTGTAACGCTTTCGCTAAAAATAAGCGATTTCCCCGTCACTGATACCGCAACCGCTTTCCATGTTGGCGAATATTTAATAAACCCGACAAGCATACTCACACCTCAAAAGGGTACTTCTTCTGTGTCAGTGGTTGTTGCATTTTTTGCAACAGCCCCGCAAAACTCAACGCGATCAAGCACAACGTCGGTGGTATAGATTTTCTTGCCGTCTTGGTTGGTATAGCTGCCCGTCTGAATCCGCCCTTCGCACAAGATTTCTTTGCCCTTCTGAAAATACTTGGCGAGAAATTGCGCCGTATTCCCCCACGCCGTGCAGTTTATAAAATCCGCCTTGCGTTCTTCGCCCGATTTTGCGTATTTATCAACGGCGATAGTTATCCTTGTGAATGTCTGCCCGCTTTGCGTCGTTTTTACTTCCGGGTCTTTGGCGCATCTCCCGTGAATAAGTACTTTGTTCATGCTATCCCCTCCATTAATGCGTTATCGTCGTCCTTTACCTCGGCAACCCACGCGACAAAATTCTTTTCCATTTCCGCCGCCTCGGCATCGGTCAGTTCGCTTGACACGGCCTTGTTGTAATGCCGCTTCATAACTTCGCGAATATCGTCATTTGTCGCGCCGATTTCTTTTGCCGCTGCCGCGATTTCCCGCAGACTTTCAACCTTGCGCGTCTGTTTAGCGGCTTGCGCGGCTTGCGGTTTCGGCGCGGGCGGCGCGGCAGGTCTGCTATATTTGCTTTCCATGCACCCCCGGTAAATGTCAGCGGCTACACCGATAACTTTCGCCGCACTACCAAGCGCGTCAGTGATTGCCATTTTATAGCCCTCGTCGTTGCCGTGTATGCCGTTCTTGTCCTTGACAATCAAGAAGTCCCCGCCAAAGCCCGG